TTGGTACTCGATTGCATCCACGGCATTCTTTTCGGCTCTTAATCGTGCCAATTCATTAACAAGCCTTTCGCGTTCCTCGGTAGAAATACGTTCCGATTCGTCTTTTGAATCGTTGGTTTTTATAAGGTTTTCAAGTTCGTTTATTTGTAAATCCAAGGCTTTCAAAGAATAAACCTTTTTGATATTAAATAAGCGTTCTTGGTGGTCGATTTCGGCTTGTTCGATTGCTTCGTTGTTGTTGGCGGCTGCCTCAAGTGCTAATCGGTATAAATCGTTTTCCTTTTCGATTTCTTCGTTTAACGCAGTGTCCTGTAAAAGCAATTGACGCTTTAAACCATCTTGAAATATTTTAACCTCAGCATCAATAAGTTTCTGCTTATCGTTTTCGGTTTTATCGTTGATTTTTTGAATGTTTAAAGCGTAGTTTTCATAAAGTAATATTTGCTCATTGGTAGCATCTTTTACAATTTTACCGCTCCTTAAAAACGCTTCGGCTTCTTGATTGGCCGCCCCAACGGTTGCATCAATTCGCTCTTTGCTCATGGTTTTGAGCGTTTCATTGTTTAAAGCGATTGACTTTCGATTGAAAAGCAATTCATTATCCAATAACCCTTTTTGCAGTTGTTGGACTTGCAAATAAGCGTTTACGCGATCGTCAATTGCCGCTTCTTCATCGTCAACAATAAGCTGGTTATAATAGATTTCGCGCTCCAAGCGAAAACGGTTTAACTCGAATTCATCTTGATTACGCTTTTTAAGCATATCGATATAATCCTGTATAGCTTTTTCGCGGGCTTTGCGTTCTTTTTCGAGTTGTTCTTTGGTTAATCCGGGTGATTCAGGTTTGTTTTGTCTGGATGCGGCCGCTATCTTTTCGTAACCCTCTTTTATTATTTGAGCGTTTATAGCAACCTCTTTGACTTGTTCCCTCCTTTCCTCAAAAAGCATATCGATGTTTTTGCCAGTGCTAAACACGTAAGCAAACTCATTCTCTTTAGCTTTGGCAATTTCTTTGTTTAAATTAATTACATTTTGCTTTGCAATGTTTAAATTTTTACGAGCGTTAGCCTGAATGCTTTCTACAACATCAACTAATGGCCCGGTGCCTAATTTTTTTAGTAATTCGTCTCTTTCGGCCACAATTGAAGGGTCGTTATATGTTTTTAAAATTTCACGAATTTGAGACAATCGATTTAAAATCTTTTTTCGGTCGGATTCGCTTAAATTTTCATCCCCTATAAGGTTGTTAAATTGTTGGGCAAACCTCCTTGAACCAATACTTTTTCCTGAATCTATAAAGGCTTCTTCTACTTGTTTGCTACTCGAAGTAAGTTCGTTGAGTTTTGAAATAACAAGGTTTGCACCATCGAGAATAAATGAAAAGAATTTATTCAATCCGTTGGTGTCGTTTTCATTCATATTACGAACCATTTCTGTCCAAGAATTAGAAAGCCTGTTTTGTTTGGCTGTCAAAGTTTCAATTCTGTCTATGGTGTCTGCACTATATGCTTTTACTAATTCACGGGAAAAGGCGGGTAAGACTTCGGCTGCCAAAACCTCGCCATTTTTGAGCATTTTATTAAGTTCCTGCTCTGTAACTCCAATTGCTTTAGCCATGATTCCAAAAGCACCCGGTAATCGCTCCCCTAATTGGCCTCTTAATTCTTCAGCTTGAACCGTGCCTTTACTCATCATTTGGGTAAGCGCCAAGAAAGCCCCCTCTTGTTGTTCAACGGTTAAACCCATAGCGGAAGCGGACTTTGAGATGTTTGTAAATATCTCTCTGATTTCTCCCTCTGAAATTTTATCGACTGCCGAAATATAAAATTGGCTATACGTCCTTGTTAATGATTTTAATTCAAGCCCATATTGTTCTGCTAAATTTGACAAGAAAATTTGATTTTCAATAAACTTTTCATTTGTTTTTGAAACGTTTTTCAAAGCCAAATCCAAAGATTGAATTTCTTTAGTTGTATTGAAAATATTTGTGGTTAATTGAGCGAAAAGGAAAACGCCTGAGGCTAACCCAAATGCTCCTGCCAAATTAGAAAGCACGGCACCGGAACGCCTCCAAACCGATTGGTAGTTTCCTATATTTTTTGTATAAATACCAACGGCACGATCAACTTTTAAAACTTTCGCATTCAAAATATCGTACTCCCTTTGCGCTCTTTTTATAGCGGTTGTATTTTTGTTTTCAGCGGCCAATAAATCCGCAAGTCGTTTTTGCGCCTCGGTACGTCTACGATTAAGTTTTTCGTAAGCACCAACAAGCCCCAAAGATTCGCGCGCCTGTTGCTTTAAAGCACGGTTATTGACTTCGTTTTGTACTCTTTCCTGAATTGTGAGCTGGGTATTACGCTTTTTTACCGATTCCCTTTTTGATTCAACGTCAAGTTCTTTTTTGGCCGTATTTAAAGATTCCTGTCTTACCTTTTCCGCATTCTTTTCCGCTGTTAATTGCGCATTCAAAGCGTTGGTAGTTTCTTGATAGGCTAACTTTAAATCCTGTTGCTGTTTTAGAAATTCCGTTCGGTTTTCGGCACGTTTAACCTTTTGGTTTGCCTCGTTTAGTTTTATAAGGCTGTCCAATACCTCTTTATTGGCTTGAACGGCTTTTGCTACCTCATTAGCGTAATCCGCCCCCCATTTCAAAGCCTCGTCTTCAATAATCTGCCTACGTTGAATTGCTCCTGATGCCATATTGCTTTACTTTTTAGTTCCTAATTTACTTTTCGATTGCTCGATACTTTTTTTGGCTTGTTCAATCTTTTGCTTTACCTGTTTTTCCATCGCATGAAAAGCCTCGACCGATATTGTGTTGGGGTCAAAAGATAGATTCAAAATAGCCATGTAAGCCATAGCGGCATCGATAACCGTTGTTTTTTCGCTTTCGTTGGTTTTTTTTGGCAGTTTATCTTCAAGTAGTTTCACCCGTAAAAGAATACCGTTAGCCTGACCCTCGATGCGGGTTAGGTTTTCAAAAAGCTTTTCATCGTTGATCACTTTAAAACCGTTTTGGGCTAAAATCTTTGCAACCTCATCACTCCAATTAAATCGCAAAAATTCAACACACATTTTGACTAAATCATGTTTGACCATTTCAAATTCAATATGCTTATAAATTTCAAACACCTCTTTATCGGATTTGTCATTGAATCGGGCATTAAATTCATCGCACAATTTTTCCCAAACCTCGGTTAAAATTTCAATAGGGGTTTGCGGGTCATCGGTCAACAAATGCAAATCACCTGTATTGCTTATTTCTTCTTGAACTACTTTTGGAAGCGTTCGTAGTTTATCGTAAATCATGTTTAGTTATTTTGGGTTAATGTATTTTCAACTTGCTTTAAAAAGTAGGGTAATAGCCTTTGATTGATAACGTCTTTCAATTCACCGTCGGTAAGTCCAAATAAATCGGCACTCAAAAGGTTTGGGTTATCCAAAATATCGTCGGTTTTCGGGTCGGTAGAACCAAATGTAATGATGCCTTTTGAAACGCTGGCGTAAAACTTTGAAAGAAATTCGCCCGTGTCTTTCATATCGTAAGGCTCGCCCGCTTTTTTTTGTCCAAGGGTTATAATTTCTGTTGCACGGGAGTAAAAACCAATAGGATCCCCGAAAACATCTTGACTTTTGTTGTTTAATCGTTCGGCATTGGTTTTGGCTAAATGGGATTGAATTGATTTTAGGAAATCAAAAATAATTTTTTCAATTGCCAATGCATTTAGATTCCTTTGAACGTTCGATAAATGGTTTTCAATAACCCCCATCGCTTTTTAGTTTTGGTTTTATAAAAAAAGCACTATCTTATCAACTACGATACCGATAGTGCTTTACAATAAAGACGCTCAACTTACGATTGTGCGCTCAAGCCGTTGGACTTGATTTTTTTTTGGATTGACTACTCTTTTTCAGTTTCTTTTCCTGTTGCAACAGAAAACGCTTTTTTCATTTCGACTTCACGCTCTTTAGGGTGAAAGTTACAAAAGATATGCGTTTCTTCATAAACGGATTTGAACTGATCAAAAGTCATATTGAATTTTTCTTGAAATTCAATAGTACCGTAGTCGTTTTGATAGGTTTTCGCTTTTTTTGCCATGACTAAAAAGGTATTAAGAAATTCCTGAAATAGTCAAAGCGGCAACGGCCTCGTAAGAAGCCTCGGGCTTGCTAACTACACCGTTTAAAGAAAGGGTAAAACCATTAGCAAAACTTGACCCGTTAAGGGTGTACACACCCTCAGAATCCGCACTAACAAAAGTAGGGGATTGGGTAGCGCCTGATGCGTTTTTCAAAACAACGTCGCCCGAAGCCAACGTTGTAACAGGCTCGTTACCCGCTCCACATCCTACCAATACACGGAATTTGATTTGTGAGGCCGTTGCTGAAACTTGTTGGATTTTCACATCGAAAATACCATCAAGCTCAATGTGACTCCAATCGGGTCGCAAAATTACACCATTATCCTCAAACTCGTTGTGGTCCGCGTACTCAATTGTAACAGGGGTATAGGCTGGGTTATCCGCTAAGGCATCAATACGACGCCCTACTTTCAAAGTCACTAATTGACCGCGTACTTTTGTTCCATCGGGGGAAACTCCAAGGATTTCTTGTTTATCGGTAAACCCGTATAAACGAACCTTTTTGTTATGGAACGATTTTAACGCATAATGCGAACATAATGAAATGAATGCGTTATACGTTTGGATTTTTTTACCGTTGGCCGTTACGATTTGGCGTTGGCGCAATTCTTTGAGGGTGTCCTCGGTGTTTGCGTTGGCCAATTCGTCAACCTCAAAAAGAGGGAATAACGTCTTAGCGTCTCGCGCGGCTTTCCAGTTGTCCAATTCTTTTGCTTCGGCAGCCGTTGCAAATTCTTGTGAAACTACGCTAACCGCATGACGATAAACCGAACCCTCAAGGCATTGCTCTTTGGCACCTGTATTGCGGAATCCGACTTCATCTTGATTTCCGCATTCTAAAATATGGTTGCTCATTATTTAGCAGTTTTTTGAATTAAAATTATACTTAATTGTGATGTTAACCGAGAATATATGAAAAGGTTGTTGATTCAGTTTTCTGATGTAATCAATCGAAAAACCATTCATAACCGATTCTATCCCGGTTGTAATTCCGGTTATTTCTGCATAGCCGGTGCGTTTTAATATATTTGAAACTTTCGCCTGTATTTCGCTATCCATTCGCAATGATTCGTTAGGGTAAAGGTGCTTTAAATTCAACATGAAAACAATTCTTACTTCGTTTTGAAATTCAACAGGATTGTTGTTTACAGCTGGTGAATTTTCCGAAGCAATAAAGAAAACATTCCCTCCTTTTGCTTTTGCATCGTTGTAGTAAACTTCTTTTCTCTCTTTCCCGTTTACATACACCTCTGCAACATTGCCCCTTAAATCTTTTGAAAAAACACGCTCAACACGTCCGTAAAAATCCACGTCCAAAAGGTTTAGATTCTTAAACAAAACATCTTGAATTAACCCTATTTTGTGGTCAATTCCTATCTTGTTATACGTGTTATGGTTTGTTGAAGCCATGTTTTTTTTCTGATTATTTTACCACTTATCCGAAGCGTTTTGAATGATGTGAGTGAGAGGGAATAGTTTTCGAGAGGCTTTTAATTGCGCTTTTTTCAAGTGCGTTCCAAGTCCAGCCTGAACCAATATTCCTTGCTCATTACGCCATCCGTTCACCTCTAATTTCAAATTAGCAATTGATAACTTTGCGTTACGTTCGTGAATGTTACTTCGATTTGTAACCATAAACGTTTCAAGTAGTAAACAGGCTAATTGGTAGCCAATTACAGAATCGAAAACGGAAATGTTTTTCATTACTAAATCATTGTAATCACTATCGGGGTTGTACCCTTTGTTTGAGTAAACAAGCTCGTTAATCGAGTTCGTTACGGCTTGGATTCTCAAATTGTCCAAGTAGTTTTCAAACGCCTCTTTGTCGGTTTCCAATTCATACACCTGTGGCAAACAAGCGTGTAAATTTTCAACTGTCGCTAACGAATGAAAAAAGGCAACGGTTAAGCCCGAAGTGCCAATGGTCAAATCATCCCCCAAATCAAAGGGGAATGATTCTTCCAAAGGTTTTCCAAAACCGATTCGGCTTTTAAGTGAATCTATGCTTTGTTGTGATAGCATTATACAGCGTTATTTCAAATTAATAACCTACTACTACGATGCAACGATATTAGCCTCAAATATAGCTACCTGAGCGTCATCCATTGCGTTGATGGCTTTATTCAACTTCGCGTCTGTGTCGCCCGCTTTAGCCTTGGTTGTAGAATTGTAAGCCAAATTGATAGCGGTAATTACAGAAGCCTTGGTATAACTTACATCTTTGTAGCTGAATGTAGTATTGCCCTCGGTTTGCGCGTCATCGTTAACCAACGTTCCTGAATCTAAAATATAGATTTGGTCAATGTCATCGATAACAGGAATAGCCATAGCCTGTGAACTTGAGTACTCACGTACAGGGTCGTTGGTCGAATACTTAGACAATAAAATGTAATTGTCTACTACGGCATAATCCACTTGTTTAACAGGGAATGCCAACTCAACTACGGTAGTCCACTGCAAACGGCCAACAACGTTAGATTTCGTAAATACTACGGAATGGTCTAACCAAGGTTTAACTGATTTTTGTTTACCATCTTTCTCAACGTTCACATAACGGTCAACAACTACAAGGGTAAGCCCGTAAGCTGATAAAAGCCACTCATTGGCCTTTTCAACGGATTGAACATTAGGAGCGTTTTGACCCGAGAAACCAACATGGAATGCGTAAGATTGGCGCACTTTTTCATTTGCCTTAAATAAATTCCAAGTTTGCTTATCCATCCAAAGGTAACGCAATGCAACGCCTCGGGATGAAGCACGTTCCAAAACATTCTCGATGTCCGCGCAAGGGTCGGCAGTTGTTTCGGACCAGGGGGCAACGGTAGCTTGAAACTTGTTGGTAGCTGGATATCCAAAGTCGGCACGCACTGCCAATCCGGGTGATTCATCCGTTGGGATTTCAATAATACCGCTTGAAATAGCTTGTAAAAACAAGTATTCCATACGCTCTTTTACACCCGTAGCACATTTAGTTAAATCCCCAAACAATTTTTGAACGATTAACGATTCTTCAACCCCCATCGCTTGCATGGTACGAATTTCATTCATTGTATTTTCATTCAAATACAATTTCATACCCGTTTTAGGAATATCCCCATCCGCTTTTCGGATAGAGTCGCGTTTTTTCAAAGGTAAACTTGAATCCATTGCCACAATGTCCGCAGCCACGGTTGTACCGTTTACGCTTAGTGAACCCCATTTTAACGTTGGGGTAAATTCAGGAACCAATGCCGTAGCATGGTAATACATCTGAGCCAATTCTTGGCCGTTGATTCTTTCGCTAATTTTCTGACCGAAAATCTTGAAGTACTTATTTACAAATTGTACAAATAAACTTTTTTCCATGATTCAAAATTTTTAGTCTTTAGTGAAAATAATACGGGATAACCCGGTTTTGATCGTGCTACCATAAGTAGGTAAACCGTAATTTACAGCGGCTTCTTCATTCACACATCCGGCAATCATTACGGCTGCCGCTGGTCGTGAAGTGAGTACCGTAGCAATCAAAATACCTTTAAAGGTATGGTTTGCTGGCAAACTTGCATAAGACCCTGAGCTAATAGCCAAAGGCTTTAATTTTCCGGTAGCGGTTTCTTCAATGATAACCCGCCCGGCTTTCAATACTTCATCACTAATACCCGTTACATCCAAGGCTTTTCCTGCGGGGATGTCGTGGTCAACTTTACGGATAACTACGCTATCCATTGAAGTATCAATCTGTTGACTTGAATTAGATAAATTCATTTTTGATTTCAGATTTTAGTTAAACTTTTTTTACATGATTTTGGCAACTATATCCTCAACCATTTTAGCATCTGCCTCAGTCGGTTTACCACCACCGCCCGCTGGAGGGGCATAACCCTCAACGTCTTTCGCTGTTTGGATTAAGTCCTGAGCCGTTACTTCAAGACTTTTCACTTGTTCATCCAATGGCGTTTCTGAATCCAAATCGATAGATTTTTGAAAAATTGCGATTTGCTCAGGCTTCAAGGATTTGAAAACATCTGACTTTGCAAACAATTCCTTTAAAGTGTTTTGCTTAGATTCAACGATTTTCCCCTTTTCCAAATTCTCGACTTTTTCCGCTAAGGCTTGGTTTGCTTCGAGAATCTTTTTAAGCATCTCGGCAGTTTCATCACCTTTTGGCGGTGTCGGTGGGTTTGGCGGTGTTGGGGGTGTTGGTGGGTTTGGGTTTCCTTTTAGCTTTTCGACTTCCGCTTGTAACGTCCGATTTCTATCGTCCATCTTTGCGATTTCCTCAAAAGCTAAAACATCATTTTGAGCGTCCAAAACAACATCAATAGCCGCGTCGTCCGCTCCATCCGCTGGTAACTTTGCAAGTTTATCCGCAATAGCGTCTAACCTTGTTTGTGAAAGATTCAAATTAGGCCATTTGGCTTTAATTCTCGCAATCACTTGTTTTTTTTCTACTGGCATAAGTAAAAATGATTAAGTTAATAATTGATTAGAGTACAAATGTATAAGAAAAATTTGTTATTCTTATTCAGTCTAAATAAAAATAATAGGCAATAAAAAAACCGCTTGGTTAAAAGCGGTTTAAGTTTACCTTTTTCCTGATGTTGAGAAAATGGTTTTATAAAACATCTAAAGCCTCAAAATACTTCCTTATTTCATCCCAATTTACAAAAGGACGTTTAGAAATAAGCGGGTTGTAAATTAATGGACAACCAAGTGCGGCATCGTCAATGTAAACTTGCGCGTAAGCCTTTGGGCTTTTAGTCCAATTGTGCTGCGTTGGATTGGTTTGTGTACCATAAAGGGGTATTTCATTTTCTTTAAACCAATTCACGGCATCGGTTAAATAGTCGCCACTTTCAAGGTGTATTTCTTTATCCTCACTAATTGGATTTACAATATCGCTACGCATGGTAAACAATATCAATTTATGACCACTTTTCACTAAATCTTTTAACACAGGAATAGCCCCTATATCTTTACCTATTTTTGGAAATTCGTTCGTTACACAAGTTCCATCGAAATCAACTGAGATAATCATTGCTAATCCAAATTAATATGCCCTGAAGCGATTAACGTATTCACTTTTACGATTACTTCTTGTCGCTGGGATGCACTTAAATTAGATTTCTTTTCACGGATTAAATTATACTCGTCAATCAATTTTTGATGCGATTCTATTACTTCATTGATTTGCGGTTGTAGCCTTTTTAGTCGCACCTTTTTTTTAATCAATCTGTAAACCTCCAAAACGATACAAATTACTAAAAGCAATAAACCTGAAAAGTATCGGAACCCGAAAAGATAGTACAAAACCAAACCAATTCCCCATCCTATGACAACGGTAGCAATATCCCATTTTGCGCCTGTCATTTCCTTTTTGGTACGGTTTGCACCTTTAACGATAGCTTGGTAGGCTTCTACCGCAAAACCAGCAATAAAAGCCCAGATAAAGGAAAAAACGGTAACACCTACAACCCCAATTTCATTGAATTGCATAGTGTTGGTAGAAAGCATAAACGTTAAAATAATCAAAGTCGCTGGCAAAGAAAGCCCGTGCAAGTGCCTTTTTAGTTTTAAAAATTTGTCGAATAAATAAATCAGTTTTTTCATTGTTCTTGTTTTAGGTTAACATTCAATTAAACATTCGCTGGCGGTTGTTGTTCCCGCTCCGTTTTAATCTTTTCTAATTCCGATGCAACGTCTACCAAATCCAACATCGATAAAGAACTTTCGGTCGATAGCATTCCTTTTTCTTTTAGCTGTACTACCCAATCAACCATTTCTTTGAAGTCCGCTGGAATAATCGAATTGAACTTAACATCGTAGTATAGCATTTCGCTTTCGGGTCTCAAAGCTACGTTTGTAGTCGTTACAATTCCCGAAATGATGATATTAAGCATTCGTTCAATCATTGTTCGATTATCCACCTCATTGGCCGTTGCTTTTATAATTGCCTCAATAAACATAAGTCGAACGGTTGCTGTTGATAAACTGCCTATCCCTTTTACGTTTTCAAACGACAAATCGGGTGTCGAACTTACGGAATGAATCAATTTGTAAAGGGTATCTAATTCCAATTTCTTGGAAGTGTTATCGCTGTCCGCTGTTAAAAATTCAGCATGTCCGTGATTGTATTTCGATGGGTCGCTTTCATCGTAATTTATCGGGAAATTGATAACTTTTCCGCTGTCGTGCATCCCGGGCATAGATTCCACTTGACCAAATGTTGCCAATATCGGGTGCGCAAAGTAATCGTTTGAACTTCCTAACTTACTAAGCGAAACCTCGAAGCGGTCAATCAATTCTTTCACCTCAAACCACTCGGGATAATCCTGTGAAACGTACACAATAGGGATGCGGTCGAAGCCGTGAGGCCTTGCGCTAACAAAGGTGTATGATGACGATTCGAGTTTGTATATGTACTTTTTACTAGCATCCCAAACCTCGTAATACGTTGTTTTCTTGGAACCTGAATCATAATCGTACACCCACATGAAAGCAATCATATTACCCGATGAATCGAAGTAAGGGTACATTGCGCCATCCTTGTTTTTTAAGACTTTGGATGCGATTGTGTTTACCTGTGAAGTAAGTCTTAGGCTGTTAAGGATTCTTTTGAAAAATCCCATTTTTTCGACTGACTGAATATAAAACTCGATAGCGGATTGGGTTTCGATTTTTTTAACCTCAATCATTTTCTGAATCGCATAATCCAAGCGGTTGTTTTTCCAAATAACTTGAATCAACTTCGATAGATTGTTGTTTACCGATGGGATAAGCGTAGGGGCTTTCCCGACTTCAAAAGCCGTTGCGGTACGGACGATTTTCTTTGCAAAGGCAATTGGAACTTTTACAACTCGGACTAATTTACTTTGGCCGCTTTGGGTGTCAGGCACCATTTTATCCTTTTGGATTTTACCTATTTGGCTTTCACGGCTCTCGCGTTCGTTGTCGTTGTACTCCCTTTGGTAATCGGGTATTTTCTCGATTCGCTCGGTGTTTTGGGTTTTTAACTTTGAAACCGCGCTACCAAAATCGGTTTCGAGTAAAACGGTTATTTCGTTTTTTTTCATTTTTCAAATGATGTTTAATAGTTAATTGATTTCAATTCTTTGTCAGATGTTTTTGATGTTTTGGTTGTTTTTTTACGGAATGATGAATTGTTTATGGCAATTACCAGCGTATCAACTTTACCATCCTGTGATGAATTAGGGAAAGCGGCCAACTGGTCTAAAAAGTCATCATTCCAAGAACCTGAAATTAGTTTCACCCGTTTAGCCTCGCAAATTGGTGAAATGTCATCAACTCTTGCGACTTTATCCTTAAACGGGGGAACGTCTTCAAAGATATTCATTTTTGTGTCGCGTTTTACTTGTTGTACCAATGATTTCCCCGATGCCTTTGGCTCAACATAAATTTTTGATTGATCGGTATATCCGTGGATGTATGGATAAGACTTGGTATGCTTTACCAATTCCGGGAACTCCTTATAAACTGATTCTTGGTTTCTAATAATGATTTCGTTGTTGTATTCCCCAAACTGCAAAAAAGAACTCTCGTCGTTATCCATGCTTTCGGAATAAGCGGAATCGATGGCCGTGTGCCAAACAATTGAATTGTATTCGGGCTTCCAATCGATAATTTCAAACCATTCTTTTTTCAATTTACCACCGCCATCGGGTGCTGCGGATTGCTCGAATTGATTGGAATAGCCGTAGGAACCTAAATCGGACTTGGATTCAGCTAAAACACTCCGATTTAATCGTATCGGGTCAAGTAAACCATCGATGTATCTTTCTTTTAATTCCGCTGGTTTGACTTTATCGGATACCTCCGCTGGCAAACAAATATGCTTTATCTTATCGGACTTTTTAGAAAGAATGTACCCCGTAACATCATTTTCGTGCAATCGTTGCATGATGGTGATGGTGATGGTGTTAGCTTTATCAATTTTACGGGAGGAAAGCGTCTTTGTGTGCTCGTTTGCTGTTTTACGATCAGCGTTAGACGATGCCTGTTTTGGATTCAATGGGTCATCGTTCAAAATCAAATGCCCGTGCTTTCCTGTAATCGCCCCGCCCGTAGAAGTGGTGTATCGCGCCCCTTTTTCGGTGTTTTCGTACGATACAATGGTATTTTTATCTTTTCTTATTTCGACTTCTAGGAATAGTTTACGGTACAACTCTGATTGGATAATATCCCGGCTCTTACTCGAATGTTCTTCGGAAACCGATGCGGAATAAGAATTGGAAATGATGCGTAATGTAGGGTCGTTTGCCCATAACCAAGGATGAAACATAATCGTAACGATTGTACTTTTCGATGTGCCGGGAGGAACGTTTATGATAAGGTCGTAAGGCTTTGGTTTACGTTCTTTTAGATAAGGCAGTAGTTTCTGCAATTCATCGCAAAGGTATTCAATGTGCCATCCCCAAACAGGCTCCTCTGGGATAATAACGTGCCAAAACAAACGAACAAAGTCGTAGTATCTCGATTGACTTTGTTCGCGTTGAATTTGTGTTATTAACTCGGGGGTTATCATTTGGTATACCTTCGCTTATCTTAAAAACGTTAGTGAGAATTAATCGACCGACTTCAACTCCGACAAATCATAGCATTCAATCTCTAATTTATTAATTGCTTTAATGTGTTTTGTATTAATGACAAATTTACCAATAGCATTTTCCTTGGTTTCTGCTTTGATTTGCCTTACTATATTTCGCATAATAGTATTTTTACTATTTCCGACAATTTCTTCTTTTTCAATTGTCATTTGAATAACTACAAAGTGTTTCATTTTAAAATGTATTTTAATTTTTTACTCTTTCTTTTCCCCCGCCTCAATCGGTCGTAACTTCATACTGGCTTCAAACAAGGCTTTGCGTTCCTGTTCCGTGAGGTTTGAGGTGTCGTAGTGTTGTTGCTCAGGCTGTTTTTGCTTGTTGTCTTTTTCGTAAAATCCGATATGTTTATTGATTTTTTCAATCGTCCATTCTTTGCCGTGTAGCTTTAATTCGATTTCCCCGTATCGATTCTGTTTTATAGATTCGATGCACATTAATTGCTCCTCGGTCAATTGGTCGAACGGTTTGAAAAATAGCTTTGGGATTAATACAGGGTTGCCATTTTCATCGGTTTCACCCGTTCTAATCATTTTGTATTCAACGTATTCATCAATACGTGCGTTTCTTAAAATGTTGAGGTGTCTTAACATTTCCTCTGCATCGATGTTTAGCTTTTCCTTGGCCACTTTGGCCACTTGTTGCTGTAATTGCTCAATCCTTACCAAAACTTTACCGACTTTAGCCACTTCATTCGCTTTTACCCAAATAACTTCAGGCTTCATGTTTTTAGTTGAATAAGCCTCACGATAAGCCGCGCTTTTATCCCCCAAACGAACAAAAGCCTGACAAAAGGCTTCTTGTTTTTTAGTCAATCCCGTTATCTTATTTTTACACTGCATAACTATACTATTTTAGCAAAGGTAGCGATTTTCCAAGGGTTTGTATATCAACTTAAAACATCGGGGTTAACTACCTCGATATTGTACAAATATTCATCAACAATAATCAATTCGTTTGGGTCGCTTGGGTCAATCCCGTAGTAATCGTAATAGTCGGGTGCTTTTATAAGCGAATGGATAACAAAGGATATTGAAAAAGCGTATATTATCCCAAATGTGATATATAAGACGTTCATAGTTGTTTTTTTAAAGTTAGTTCTAATTCTATCAGTTTTCTTTTTTCGGGATTACTGAAAACCCTTAATTAAAAGGCAACCCATCGGAACCATCTTCATCTTGCATCGGGTTAAAATTACCCGTGAAAGGTGTAAATTGCTCGGGTGCTGGTGTACCTGTGTTATAAGCATTATTTGAGACTTCGGGTGTTGCTGTGGTTTGTTTTGACCCTACTAATTCAATTTCCCGCACATTAAGTTCAAGCGAAGCGCCCGCGGTGTTATCCCCTTTAATGAATCCCCGTGCGGTTATTTTACCCTCAACGGCTACTTTGTTACCTTTGGTTAGGTATTCGGCTATTTTGGTGGATTGACCCGGTTGCACCCATTTTGTGCAATTAAACCATGTTGTATTACTAACCTTTTCACCTTGTTTGTTTACGTAGGATTCTGAAACCCCAACGGAAAATGAAATAGCAATAGTTCCGCTGTCGAGTGTTCTAACTTCAGCATCATTGCCTATATTACCGATAATTATTGTTTTGTTCATTGTTTTTCGGGTTTATTTTTGAATTCGGTTATGCTTTTTATCAATCTATAATTTTACCATGTCGTAGTAAATTTATTAAACGCTTGTTTTGGTCGCAATCTTTAAAGGATTCAAGGTATTCGAGGGCTTTGTTGATGCGTTGTTGAATATCAAAAATAGTAGGATTGTTTTTTTCTTCGACAAGCAGTTGCATCCATTCGGCTTCGGTTACTTGGGTTTCGCCTGTCAATTCGTAGTCGTTGTAAATAGCAAAATCACCATCTGAACAACACGTAAAAACAGGCTCTGAATTGACCCCCTCAAAATCAAATGATTCAGAAAAATCCCAAATCTGCAACCTATTATCAATACAAACTTGTTTGAGCCTATCGCATTGCTCCTGCGATGTTACACGAATAAACGTGTTGTAAATTGTTTTCATCTTTATAAATTTAGGTTAGTGTTGAAATAGTATTTTGCAGAAGCAATTTCAATTATTCCCGCCTCGATTGATAATTTTATGAAATTGTAAGAGGTTGCACGGCAAATTCCTTGCTGCATTACTAATTCAGAAAAAGTAACAGGATTGGGCTGGTCCATTGATAAAAGGATTGATAGCATCTTTTCTCTTTCAGGGGTTAATCGTAGGTTTTTAGTGAGCAAATGTTTTAAAAAAACCTCGGTTAGCCTGTTTTTCTCAGATTCGTTTATCCCAGCACTTGAAAGCATGTCTAAATAAGCTAATCCGATCAATTCAGCGTTTCGGGTTTCAACCCCGTTTACATATACCTTTTGCCCTTGTGATTTCAGCATTTTAATTGATTTAGTTTTGGTCTTTTTTTTAGCCGTTCGCCCGTGATTGCTTTACAGCACAACAATCACGGGCAAGCCTTGCTATTATCGGCTTTTTTTGTGGAGAGGACAGGACTCGAACCTGTGACCTCAACTTTAGATTTGCATAATTTTATAATTTTAAGTTAGTGTTTAAAATCCAAAAACCATCATACAAGCGTCTCGCATTTCTTGATTGGTCCGCTTCGTATATTTGGTTATTTTAGAAAAATCCTTAGCATTGATTTTTGACCTTTTAGGCTTTGCCAAAATTGCATCAATCCCGTAATGCTCGCACATTTCAAATAGCTTTTTGCCTACTTCAAAATTGGCTCCAGTGCGTTCACCAATCTTTGCGTTAAAAGCGTGTGATGCATTAAATTTAGAATGCCAATTCGACTTGTTTAACCAGCCCGCTTCAATAACGACTTTTAACTTGGTTGCATGGTGCAATTTTAGTGACATTAAAAAGTCGAGTAAAACGGGAAAAGTCATGCAAGTTAGCTCTTGAATTACTTTGCTTTTTGAATCCCAAAGGCAAACCCCTGACTTTGATACGTCGGGGTCGATTCCAAGGTAAAAAACAGGCTTTTCAATCGCTATTTGCTTAGGTTTTTCCATGTAACAAATATAGTGAATTAGATTTAATCTAAAGCTTTTTTTAATCGGTTTTTTTATCGAAATCAAAATTTATTTCAACTCATACAAAAAAACCATAAGGTATTTTTTATCGTAGGAAAACACGATACAGGCATGGGTCATGTTTGGGTTGATCAACGCATCTTTATGCTTTGGTGAATTTAAAAAAGCGTTTAGGTATGCTTGAGGTGATGAATACCCTTTTGCCACGCATTCCCTGTTATCGACTTGTTTACAAAATAGCCAATTAATGTAGTCGTGCCTTTCAAATTGGTTGTCGTGGTTTGCATTTCCGGATTTTTCCATGTGCAAAACATGACTATAACACATGTCGTATATCTTTTGATTTTTGCACAATTCAAGGCTTTTTAATGCCAATAATTCCCGATACGAATTAAGTCGCTCCAGGAAGAAAATCGAGTTAATTACATTTTGAGCGTTTGCGGTTGCTGCGGAATATTGTGGCAAACTTTCGGTATTGCTTTTCTTTGGGAAAAAGCACGGGAATAGGGATTTAAATAGGTTTTTCATTTTTTTACTCGTTACAAATTACTTTTTTCATCATACTCAACATTTTCAGGAGAAATGATTTTCACTTCTGAAATTAGAATTTTACAAGGTTGATTACTATAGTAAATGAAATCAGGGTCTATTGCGATTATTATACCCATTTCGCAATATTCCGGTTTGATGCTAGGGGTTTGGAAGTACACTGCTTTCATAATCCGTTTTGCTTTTTATAGATTATCATTAATTGGTCAATATCTACGGGGTTCTTACGCGATACTTGAATTCTGCTTTCGCTGTAATACATGCCGTTATCGTCCTGTACGGTATTAGCCTCTTTCCACAAAGAAAACCCAACCGCAAACTTATCGGCCAACTCGTTTAACATTTCATTCATGCGAGAATAGCTTATTTCCTCTCGGTTATAAGCGTCTAAGATTTCCCTTAACTGCGCTTGTTTTATTGCTTTCATTGTTTATACATTTCGTTGTAGTATTGTTCGGCAAACTCGTCTTTACAGCTAACTAAAGATTGCCCATCCAAATGCGCCCCCACAATCTGCTTTTCAAACATTTCGTTGGCTTTATCTAAAATATTATTTGAAAAAACAAATCCAAATTTACTTTCTAACTCATCCCGCAACCACTCCACCGCTGTTTGTTGTTTTTGTTGGTCAACCGTTTTTTGGTTTGGTTCTTGAATAACACTTCTGAATGGTGTATTACATTTAGGACAAGTTGTTCCTAAATAAAAACCACTTACATCTTGGCAACATTCTTGTTTAGGCTCTTCTTTAACTAATCTTTTACCCCAATTTTCAGGATTGAACACGCCTTCTACAATTTCATTTTCTTTGTTGTTAAATCTTTCAGAATACTTTTCAAGTCTTTGTTTAGGTTCTTCTTCTGGAATGATGATTTTGTAAATTTTAGAAGCTGGTTTATTTAATTGATTAGACATAAAAGAACATTCAACCTCCACCCACTCACAACTTGGATTCTTTACCAAATATTCCAAAAACTCGTCGGGGATTTCTTGGACACCATCGGCTATGAGGTCTGGGTCGGTTGTGAGGATGATTTTTTTACAAAATTCTTTCTTCCAAAATGTATTTGCACCACAATAAACAGAATCAATTGAAGTTAAAAATTCAATCTCTGCTTCATGAACTCTAAAACATTTATGAATTGAACCATCTCTAGTAAACCAATCCCCCTCTTTAATCTCATCCTCGGAAGTGATGTAGACGTGTTGATTAGTCACCTGTAAATCCTCTCTTGTTGTGAAATAATCTCTAATTCCTAATTTACCAAAACAGCTATACAACCTACTCGGCTTATCCGTTGGTAAAATATGTACGTTTTTCATTTTCCTATTTTTTAAGTTTAAACTCGTTTTTTCTTATGGTTTTTTTAGGGTTCAATCCCCCCCCCAAACATCGGGTTAAATTTTTAAATCCAAAGTCAACTGCTTACCGTTAGCGTCTTCTTTTCGCCATCGCTCGCATATCTTTTTAATGATTTTGAGTTTCTTCTTGGTACTCGGATCCGCTAACCACTCTTCGTAAGTGAACGGGTAAACTAAAGGCGGTACTTTCTTTGGCATTGGGCTGGGTTTAATTGGTTACGCTATTCATTTTGCTATTCGCTACCTCGATGCTGTACTCAAATTTGCCTTTTATTTGAATGTCATCGAGGGTCGATAAATATTCAATTCTACGAGTTAATTTCACCATTTCAGTACATAGCTTTTCAATACAATATTCAGGGCAAAAAGGCATAAACTTTTTATACCTGTCTAACAATTGAATAAGCTCGTTGTATTGCGTTTTTTTGCTTTTGAATGCCTTTTTAGCCATGATTGATTTTGATTTAAAAACAGGGTCAAAATGAATTAACCCTGTTTGATTAAACACACCTTTACGCTTTTAACTTTGCTAAAAACTCGTAAATCTTTTCTTCTTCAATGATGTTATCAACTTCGACAACGATAACCGTTTTGCCTTAGGTCAATTCATCGGCTTCGACAAAATAGTCTTCTTCAACAACTGACGTTTGTACGCCTTTTACATATTGTGCCATAAAATTTGATTTTTGATTAATACTTATTTTTGGGTTTTGGTTAACAATACTGGCATAACCAAACTAAGGTGTTTTTCGTTTGGCGCTCCGTTTTCAATTGGGTAAATTAAGGCCGCACGTTGCTCGGTTGACAGTTTGATTAACACGTCGGTACTCGGGATTAGTTTTAGGATTTCGAGTAAGAAACGGCCGTTAAATCCGATTTCAAAGTCCTCTTTTTCACTCCAAGAACAATCCAATCTTTCTACACCTCGGTTGCTGTACTCGATGTTTTCGGCTGCAACATGAAGCTCACCCATAACAACACGCAAAGCAATTTGATTCGATGTTTTGTTGGCAAATTTTACGATGCGGACAATCGATTGAATAAGGTTTTTTCTATAAATAACCAATTCCTTTTCGTTAGGAGGAATAACCACTTTGTAATTCGGGTACTTACCATCGATTAAACGGCAAACCAATTCCAAACCATTCATTCTGAATGATGCGTTTGTATTATTGTAAACAACGGTTACAACCTCATCGTAAGTTGATGCGAATTGATTTAGGATTGAAGCGGGTTTTTTGGGTAAAATAAACTCAATCCCCTCTTTTGAGTTTTGCACTTCATTTTGAATATAAACGAGTTTATTCCCGTCGGTAGAAACGAAATTCACTTGTCCATCAAACATTTGGACCAATACCCCTGTTAGCGTTGGTCGTAATTCATCAACAGCTAAGGAATTCATCGTTTTGCTAAGGCTGTCGGTAAGCACTTCGGAATCGATTTCAAAAGTCGATGAATTTTCGATAATTGGCATCGTTGGAAATTCCTTGGAATCGTAGTGCGTGAGTTCGTAGGTTCCGTTTGTTGATGAAATTTCCAAAACGCCTTTATCTTTTACTTCAAATGTTAGGGATTGATCCGAAAATGTTTTCACAATATCGAGTAAAATTTTACCCGGTGTTAAAAACTCGAACGCCTCTTTAAATTCCGCTTTCGATTCGATGGTGAGCGTGCTTTCCAAATCCGATGCTGTTAAAAGCATTTTGCTGTTATCGATGCATTGAAATAATACATTTTCCAAAACGGGCATTGTGTTTGTTGGGTTAATAATTCCAACGACTTGAGTTAATTTACTCGATAATTCTTTTGAGTTGATTTTAAAAGTTTTCATTTTATTAATAGGTGTTTGGTTGTTAATTATTTTCTAAATCAAAAAGGTCAAATAAAGAGGGTTGTTTTACTTTTTCTTCCGCTGCCCTACAATAAGAAACTCCATCCAAAAAATACGATGGGTTAAGCTCGTGGCCAATTCCTTTTCTACCTTTTAAAATAGCACGATAAGGAACGGTAAAAAGTCCAGCGAAAGGGTCGTAAACAACATCCCCGGGATTGCTCATTTGTTCAATAACCCGATCAGCAATGTCAAACTGCATAGGGCAAAGGTGCATTTCTTTTCCTTTACTCCATTGTGAGCCGTTCAAAGTAAGCATTCTTGTTATATCTGTCCAAACCTCATCTGACCAGCTTTGAGGTTGTAAAAGCATAAAACTTGATGGCAGTTTCCCTTTCACTTCGAGTGTTTCAGCTAATTTAACATGGTGTTCAAAGTCGTAAACCTCATTTAATGAAAAGTTTTTATACCATTGAAAAATTTTGTCATGGTCAAGTTGGGAAACTTCTTCAGGAGTCAATAATCTGTTACCGTTGCTTCTTGCAAAACCATGTGCATCCATTTGCCAACGGGCGCGGGAATACCCTTCAGGGTTAATCCATTCGCCTTTTTTATATTCTTTCTTCTGCTTAACAACGGGAATGTCTGCGTAAGCGTTAGTTGTATCGCTTTGTGGCTTTCTGAAAAGTAGTAAATATTCCGGCATACCAACACCCATTTTAGAACCATCCTTGCATTGTTCTGTCCACCCTAA